ATGCCATAGCACCCTCTAAACCTCCCTGTGAAGATGTTCCTTGAATAGCATAAATTGTTGCTGATTCTCCTTTTGGGTTTGTGCCTGTTGATGAGGTTAGTGTTACTCCTAACTTTTGCCAAAGAGAATTTGAGAAGTCCTCACTATATCGTATTTGATTTGTTGATGCTAATTCTGATAAAATAGCACCACTACCTTTTGAATAGTCGATTCTTGGAACACTATAAGAAACATCATCTACTAATCCATTGATATCTATTCTTGTAGATAGTGAGCCTTGAATAAGTGTCATATCCCCAAAAGGAGATTCACTTGGCTTTACGTTATGAATCAATCCACTACTATAACCTGTTGGTGTTAATACAATACTCGCTTTTTCTAATAAGTTTGCCATTATAAGTCAATGTTTTCAAGGTTAGTAAGCAAGGTTGTCGTCGCTGCTGCGTTTTCGTAATATGCAGAACGTGCTTGTAGTATAGACAACAAAGAAGGAATCAATCCTGTTTCTGCAATGTCCGCATAAGACTTACCCCAATTTATAGTGTTACTTGTAACCCCAACACCCCAATTAGTGCTTTCGTATATTTTTCCCCAGTTGATTGAGTTTGCCATTTTCTATCTTTTTTAGAAAGACTCTAAGTTTCTCCTTATTGTCTTGCTTTGGTTCGTATTGTTTTTTTATCCTAAATTCCATCCGTGAAATACTGTGTCTTTATCAGGACTAATATCTTCGTTTGTGTTACTGTAATACTCAGGAAACAAAGAAGAAGCGTTGTTACTCATATAGTCGATAAACCTGTTAGTATAATAGTTTGCATAATCTCTTTCCTTCTGTACCAGGAAGTCTACCTCTTCTTTACTAATGGTAGAGCCGTTAGAAACTTCGCTTCTGTAAACACCTCCGTTTGCAATAGTATATGATGCAAAAGGAAGATACTCTGCCATAGAGAAGTGAATCAACATAGGCTGAATAAAGTCATTAACCAATGTTAAGTAGTTGCCTGTTAAATTGCCTGCTATAATATCATTGCTAATCTTGTCATACAAGTCTGTACCTAAGTAATTCTGAACGTGGATTTCTTGTGCCAATCGAATAAACTGAATGAACTTATCCGTATCAACATTCCCACTAATAGCCGTATTTTTTACTAAGTCAGCCTTCTTTATGAATAATGCTTTTGCCATATCTTATTCTGTTTGAGATGTTGGTTCTTCTTCTATCGGAGCTTCTTGCTCTGTATCGACCTCAGAATCCTTTTTAATACCTGTTTCCTTCTCTATCTCTGCCTCGCTAATAGCGTTAGTCAAGTCGGTAAATTCAAGTGGTTGTAACGTCTTAAAATACACATCTAAGTCGATTCCATTAAATTGAAGAATCTCCTCAATCTCATCTAAGATAGTTACCTGTAAAGGTCTGATTACTGTGTTGTCCATAAGGACAGATGCAGTCTGCAATTCTTCGGCATTATTTCCAAGTCCTGAAGAATCCTTAATTCCTACAAGCATAGGAGATACAATTCGATGGGAAACCATAACTTTTCTCATACTCTCATCCGAAAGGAATTGGTATTGTTGGTGTGCATCGCTTAATTGTACTGGCTCTATACTTGCCGACAACTCTTTAGAATCATTGAAGGCTAATATAAATCGCCCTGCGTTACTTGACCCTGAGAACTTGTCGTATATTCTTTGCTCGATAGCAGTTCTTTCTTCGTCAGAAGGCACTCCATTATTGAAGTTAATAAGCATACTTGGTGCTAAACCATTCTGAATATTGTTGATGTGGTAGTTTGCAATCTCTTCCTCTAATTCAGCATACTGAATCCCTCCTTGATAATCAACAGGAGAGTAGTAGAAGTACCCTGCCTTGTAAGGCTTGATATAAACTATCTCTATGTTTTCTTGAGAACAACCAAATGCTGGTATTCTCTTTACGTTCTTCTTTGAATTACTGACCTCTGACCAATCGTTAGAGTAGTAGTAAGCATTAATCTTACCTTTGGCATCTGCCTTCTCAGCTCTTAGTGTCTGCACAGGAATATGCTCTACTTGTGCAATACGACTTCTGTCTTTAGAATAGATAACCTGGAATGCTGCATTTCCCATCATCTTGTAATCGTAGCAAACACTCTTTAGGCACTTCTTAGAGAATAAAGACTTCATCTCAGCATACTGCTCAGGCTTACTATCTCCATCAACTGCATCCAATCCCTTGCCATAAATCATATCTGCAATACCATTAATAGCAGCGTTATTGGTAGGAGAGCCATTATATCTGTCAATCAAGTAGCCGAAGTAATCATTGTCATCTCCATACTCTATCCAATCCTTGTTTTGTACTTCTACAACTTCAGGTCGTGTGTAAGACGAAAAGTTTACTACGTGAACCTTTCCTTGCTTTTTAGCAGTCTTAGGTTGTCTGTACTTGTTTATATTGTGTTTTGCCATAATTATATATTATAATACTATAAATTCGTTGTCGTAAGTATCTTCTGTTACGTAGTCGTCTTTATGGACATCGAACTTGTCAAAATCTGTTTGATTCGTACAAAATATTGTATCTCTATAAATAACATCTCCCGATGAGTTTTTTACCTCCATAGAATAGTTTGTGTTCTCCACTAAAGTAGGTATTCCTGAATATACAGTCATATACCCATTTGAATTAGAAACACCTACACTAACAGTTTCTGAGGTTCTTGTATTCTTGTTTGTCAATGTTAGAGTAACAGATGATGCTGCTTCTCTTGGGATAAACTTTATAAACGAAGGTGTTGTAGTTAAGATTTTCATACAATTAAGTAATACAGAAATAGTGATTTGTTTGCAATAAAAAAAGGGCAACATAATGTCGCCCCTCTTTAAGATATTAAATTGTAATCTGTTTATGAAACAACAGTTACACCTACTCCTGATAAAGTATCGTCAAGGAAGTTAGCAGGAATCTTCTCCATAGCAGAAAGAGTAAGAGTGTATCCACTCATATCCCCCATAGCACCACCTGTTACGATAGTACCTCCTGTTACGTCAGCTCCATTCTGCAATCCTACCAAGAAAATGTTTCCGTTGTAGTCTTCTACAAGAACTTGAGGATTATCCCAAGTAAGTAGTTTGATTGCTTTATTGTCTACTGCCGATAATTTAGGCAAAGTTAAGTTCAATACTTGCTCGTAGAAAACAGTTCCGTTCTCTCTCGAAGAAGTAATAGTTTGTTCAAAGGTAGAGTTACCTTTTAGTTCGTATTTGTAAGCAGAAGCAGAACCTGTGTAAGTGCTGATTTCATCATCTGTAAGAGTCCATTCGCTCTCTTCAGATTTAATGAAATAAACATTCTTCAAGCCTCCGACAGAGTCTTTACAGTTCAATGCTCTACCTGCGGTAATAAAATCACAAGCCATAATGTTATATTTTTTTAGGTTAATAAAAAAGGGATAGGCAGAACCCACCCCTTTATTAAATTAGTTATTCAGTTAATTATGCAGGAGTGTAAAGTACGATGTCAGAACCGATACCGTATTGTACAGTAGCAGTGAAACGGAGAATTACACGAACATTTTGACTTCCGTCCAAATCTGCCATATCCAAAACTTTAACTTCGTTAGTATCGTTCAAGATTCCTGTTCCAAAGAACAAGTTAGACTTCTCAGCAGCTACGATGTAGTTGTTTGCCAATCCGTTTGCAACGAATACATTTACTCCGTCAAACATTACGTTTCCAAGAGCTTGGTTAGTTCCTTGTCCTCCGACACCATTAGCACCTTGTCCTCCTGAAGCAAATCCACCCAAAGCACGAACGTAAGCACGATATACATTTTGAGCAACGTACAAGTTCAAGTCTTCAGCTCCGTACAATGCAGCAGGGATAGCATCAACTACTTTTCCAAGCTCGTCGATTACATTTGCAGCAGTTACAGTTGTTCCAACTACGTCTACGACAGTTGCATCAGCAGTAGCCAAAGCTACGATTCCGTCAAATTCTCCTTCGTTTCCGTCAGCACCACCCCAAATGTTTTGCTCGATTTTTTGAGCTACTTTTTCTTGTGCGTGAGAAATCAAGAAGTCTGCGAAAGAAGCAGGAAGGTTGTCGAATGCAGAGTATCCCATTTGGATAGCATCCCAATCGCTTCTGAAATCAGCCTTACACAATTCAAGGTTTACTTGGAAAGTCTTTGGCTCGATGATTCTTTCAGTCAAAGTGATTGTAGAAGTGTCAGCAAAGTCGCAAGTTCCGTCTTTTACGATTCCGTCAGTAGCAACTTTCTTGATTACTTCTTTAAATTTTACATTAGGTTTAACGGTAATTCCACCGTTGTCGATTGTTACTCCACTCAAAAGAGCTGCTGAGATATAATCTCCTGCAAATTCTCCTGCATAAGTAGTAGTGATTGATGTTGTTGTAGCCATTTTTTAAATATTTAGTTTAAGTTAATTTATTATTTACGATTCATTTTAGATAGAACTCTATCCATAGTACTGCCTTTTCTTTTCTGACTAAACAATACTTTTTTCTCAGTTGATAATTCAGCTTCAGGACTGTGAGATAAAGGCTCTGATGCAGGTGCTTTAGATAAGTCCTCAATTTGAGCAGACATTTCTAATTTTTCTTTTTCGTAGCCGTTAGAAACTTCGATGAACATTGCTTTGATGTCAGCGATAGCATTTTCAAACTCTTCTCTTGAAACATACTTCTCTTCGTCAAGCTCTTCTTCAACGATTTCTTCTTCTTCTACTTCTTCTTCTACAATTTCTTCTGCTACCTCATCTTCTTCAGCTAAGACAACCTCTTCTTCTTTAACCTCTTCTTCAGTAACTTCTTCAGATAGTTCAACTACCTCTTCTTTTACTTCTTCAGGTTTACCGATAGAGGATAGCTTTTGCATAATGTCAGAAAGGACAGATGTTGCTTTTTTGCTTTCCATAAGTAATAATTATTAAGTTTATAAATAAGTAATATTGATTTTGTTTAGTGTTAGATTTTGTGACTTGTGTTATTTAATGAACTTCAAGTCGTAAGACACATTAGACTGAAAAAAAGTATATCCAACATAATAAGAAAATACAGTCACATCCCTGACTGAATCGTATTGAGATTCAAAATCACTTCTTTTTACATAAAGCAAAGGAGGGAACTCAGGATAAGGCGAAACACCAAAAGTAAAACTACTAAAAGCGTTCATTTGATTACCCTCAAACT